CTTTATTTTTTCCCCGGGGGAATTTTTGAAAAACGCAGATTATATTTAAGGTAACATCTGAGAGGGCTCACTTCTAAACTGTCATGTTAATGATGCTTATGCATCTTTTTCACTCCTTTCAATGTTAAGTGTCTATTGGTATAACAGAGCCCTCTTAGATGTTACCTTAAACTGTGTTGAAACTAATAACAAACATTTAAAGGAGCGCTATAAAATTATTAGAGAGGAGGCGATAAAGGTGGCGAAAGTTGGTAAAAACACCACTAGTTCTTCTAACACTCGTAAGATCAGACCTGCTATAACACCGGAAGCTAGAGAGAACCAACTGATATCTTTAGCCATCGATTTGGTCGAACAAAGATTAATAGACGGTACAGCCTCATCTCAAGAGACTACGCATTTTTTAAAGTTAGGTTCTTCAAAAGCTATGCTTGAGAAAGAGAAACTTGCTAAAGAGAACGAGTTGTTAAAAGCTAAGACTGAAGCTTTAGAATCAGCTAAAGAAGTCGAAAAGCTTTATAAAGAGGCTCTTAAAGCTATGCGTGAATATAGTGGGAATGGTGATCCAGATGATTATTAAAACATATTCAGAATTAATGCAGCTGGAAACTTTCGAAGAACGCTATGAGTATTTGCGTGTTGGTGGAAGAGTCGGCGAAGAAACTTTTGGATTTGATAGATACCTCAATCAGAAGTTCTATCAAAAAGATCAAGAATGGTTGGATGCTCGTGAATTTGTAATTATCCGTGATAATGGATGTGATCTAGGATGTCCGGATAGAAAAATTCCAGATGGAGTAAAGATTTTAGTTCATCATATCAATCCGATTACGATGGAAGATATTATAAACCGTAACCCAAAGTTATTCGATCCTGAGAATCTTATCTCTACTATTAAGGTTACTCATGATGCGATTCATTACGGTAATGAAGACTTACTCTATAAAGATCCGATCGAAAGGAGTAAAAACGATACGTGTCCATGGCGACGCGGTTAAAAGGAGGAAACAAAATGGAAAACATTAATTACACAAAGTTTAGTGAAGACAAGAAGATCGAAACTCCAGTAGTGGAAGAAACTATAGTTGAAGAAGAGGTTGAAGTAACTGAGACGGAAACTCCGGAAGTGGAAGAACCTGTAGTTGAAGAAACTGAAGAAAAGATCGAAGAGGAAGAAGTAGAAGAAACTGAAGAACCTGTAATCGGTGTTGTAGTTAATTGCTCAAGACTGAACGTTCGTGGAAAAGCTTCAACCGATGCAGAAGTTCTTAAGATTATCGATGCTGGCGCACAGGTAAAGATCTACGAAGAAGAATCAACTGAAGAATTCTACAAAGTCCTTAGTGGTGGAATTGTAGGTTTCTGTATGAAGGAGTTCATCGAGATATAGTAACAAAGAGGTGTTTATATGGAAAGTATACTGACATCAATTAGAACGATGCTTGGGCCGGGTGAAACCTATACTCATTTCGATCCAGAGATCATCATACATATCAACTCCGCATTAGCGGAACTTAACTCGCTAGGTGTTGGGCCGAAAGAAGGATTTGAGATCGAGGATGATTCGGCTACATGGGAAGAGTTCCTAGGTGAATTTCCAAAACCTAAAACGCTTAATAATGTTAAGACCTATGTATACTTGAGTGTAAAATTGGATTTCGATCCTCCTACTAACTCAACTGTATTAAAGTCATATGAAGAAAAGATGAAGAAGCTTGAATGGAAGCTCAACGCAGCAGTTGATCCTGAACCTAAAGAAGAGTAGGAGGTGAAAATTCAAAATGGAAAACAGAGAAATAATTATTAGTGGTGAATTAAAACATCACGGTGTAAAAGGTATGAAGTGGGGTGTCAGAAGATTCCAGAATAAAGACGGCACACTCACTAATGCTGGTAAACAAAAAAGAAGACAATCAGAAGATCACGTTAGAGCCAAAGAACTGAAAAAGAAAAAGTTAAGTCAGCTGAGTAATGCTGAACTTAAGGAACTTAATAATAGAATGAATCTGGAAAGCCAGTACAGGAATCTTAAAAGACAGAATGTTTCCGCTGGTCAAAGATTTGTTCGAGATGTGGCGTATGAAGCTGCAAAGAATACCGCTTCCGAATACGCTAGAAAGTATGCTAAAGAAGGTATTAAGTTCGTTTCCAGTAAAGCTGTATCAGGAATTTACATAAAGCGAAACGGACACGTATGAGGTGGTGAATGATAATGAGTGATAATTATTTATCCCACTATGGCGTTAAAGGTATGAAGTGGGGTCGTAGAAAAGGCGTCGCTGATTCACATGGACGAGTTACGTATAATCCAATTTCTAAACGTAAGATCGCTCAACAGGAACGAATGAAAAAGATAGCTGAGAAAGAATTAGGGCGAAAAGTTAAAGAGGATGATTTTGCTTTTGATATTACGCGAAAAGGTATTAAACAAGTTAAAAAGATCGATGCTCAAAAACAACGTTATGAAAATGTTAAAAAAGAATCTGATCCGGTTTTTGGTTATATGCGTGGTCGTGATGTTGTTCGTAACACTCATTTAAGCGATAAGCAAATGGATAGAATAATTAAAAAGTTGGAAAAAGATCCTACGTTATCAGCAAAGTCTTTACAAGAAATAGAGCTCGAGAAAAATGTCAAAATTCAGAGAGGCAAAAAATTCGTTTCTATTTTTTTAATATGAATACGTGAGAAAATAATCAACAAACAAAAGGAGTTAAATTATGGCATTATCGAATACTGCAACGCCTAAGTATTACGGTCAATTTCGAGATGCCGTAATGAGAGGTGAAATACCAGTAAACAAAGAAATCTCAATGGAGATGAACCGAATAGATGATTTAATTGCAAACCCTGGGGTCTATTACGATGACCATGCTATCCAGGGTTTTATTAATTATTGTGAGAAAGAACATACATTAACTGATGGCGAGGATCTTCATCTATTGGATACATTCAAACTTTGGGCTGAACAGATCTTTGGTTGGTATTACTTTGAAGATAGAAGTATTTATGAACCGAATCCGGATGGTCGTGGTGGAAGGTATGTTAATAAGAGAATCAAGAAACGATTAACTAAGAAACAATACCTTATAGTAGCCAGAGGTGCTGCTAAGTCAATGTATGCTTCGTGTATACAGAGTTTCTTTCTAAATGTTGACACCAGTACGACTCATCAGGTTACTACAGCTCCAACAATGAAGCAGGCAGATGAAGTGTTATCACCGATTCGTACTGCTATTACCAGAGCAAGAGGTCCATTGTTCCAGTTTCTCACGGAAGGTTCTCTTCAGAATACTACCGGATCGAGAGCTAATCGTGTCAAATTAGCATCTACCAAGAAAGGGATTGAAAACCTCCTGACCGGTTCATTACTCGAAGTAAGACCGATGAGTATTGACAAACTTCAAGGTTTAAGATGTAAGGTTTCGACTATCGACGAATGGCTTTCCGGTGATGTTAGAGAAGATCCCGTTGGTGCTATCGAGCAGGGTGCTAGTAAGGAGCAGGGTGGCGGTAAGAATGATGATTATCTTATCATAGCTATCAGTTCTGAAGGTACTGTTCGTAATGGATGCGGCGATACAATCAAAATGGAGTTAACGGAGATCCTTAAAGGTGATTACTATGCTCCTCATGTATCGATTTGGTGGTATAAACTCGACGATATTGAAGAAGTATCCGAACCCGATAAATGGATAAAAGCCAATCCTAATCTCGGAAAGACTGTAAGTTATGAAACTTATCAGTTGGACGTGGAAAGAGCTGAGAAGAACCCAGCTGCTAGAAACGATATTCTGGCTAAGAGATTCGGTATTCCAATGGAGGGTTATACATACTACTTCACTTATGAAGAAACTCTTCCGCATAGAAGAAGAGATTATTGGCGTATGCCATGTGCGCTGGGCGCCGACCTTTCACAAGGCGACGACTTCTGCGCATTTACATTCTTATTCCCATTAGCGAATGGTGCATTTGGAATTAAGACTCGAAACTACATTTCATCAACCACATTAATGAAGTTACCGTCTGCGATGAGACAGAAGTATGAGGATTTCATGAAAGAAGGTAGTTTGGTGGTTCTTGAGGGAACCGTATTGGATATGATGGAAGTTTATGATGACTTAGATAATCATATTATTAATACGAACTATGATGTTCGATGTTTCGGGTTTGACCCATACAATGCTAGAGAATTCGTTGAAAGATGGGAAAGAGAAAATGGACCATTTGGTATAGAAAAAGTTATACAGGGCGCTAGAACGGAGTCTGTTCCTTTAGGCGAGTTGAAGAAACTCTCAGAGGAAAGGCTTCTTTTATTTGACGAAGATTTAATGTCCTTCGCAATGGGGAACTGTATCACTCTTGAAGATACGAATGGTAATAGAAAGCTAATGAAGAAGCGATATGACCAGAAGATCGACGCGGTTGCCGCTATGATGGACGCTTATGTCGCTTATAAGTTGAACAAAGAAGCGTTCGAATAGGAGGTGACGCTTTGAGTGATAATTATTTATCCCACTATGGCGTTAAAGGTATGAAGTGGGGTGTAAGAAGACATCAAAAGAATCGTAGGGTTGAGAAAGCTCAAAAAGTTTTAACAAGACTCGATAAAATGCAAGACGATAAGAAACGAATGTCGAGCATGAATGCTTCTCAAAAACAGTCATATCAAAACGCTAAAAAGTATTGGAAAGAAGTAGAAAAGTCCGGACAGTATCGAGGTAATAAAACACAAAGAAATATTATAAAACGTGCGTACGACGAAAGTAGAAGTAAATCTTTTAAAGAACGAGTAAGCGAAAACGTTGCTAAATCCGCCGCACAAATAGCAGTGCAAGCATATGTACAAAAGATGCTTAGTAAAAATACAGGCATGGATTTAAAAATGGATTGGACTTCGGCTGGACGCGATTTTGTTGTTAATAATACCCAAAATCTTTTAGTCGATGAAATTTTAAACAAATCATTCGGACATTTCTAAGTGAGGTGAAAAATTCAAAATGGAAAACAGAGAACTTATGCATTACGGCGTTAAAGGAATGCGTTGGGGTCATAGGAAAACTTATAGATCAGCCGTTAAAACGGCAAATTCCGCGGCTGATGCAGCTAGAAAAGAAACATTAAAAAATACTAGTCGTATTGGTAATTCGACTTATCAAAGACATAGAAAAGCAAATGTTGCCGCTAATAAAGCTTATATGGATTCTATGAAAAAATCCAAAGCTGAAGCAAAAGCGGCTAGAGTTTCTGAAAAAAACGCAAATCCGAATAAAGGTTTATCTGATAAACAGAAGAAAGCTGTAAAAGTTGGAGCCGCGGCTGCTGGTACCGTTTTAGCGGCTTATGGAGCTTATAAATTAGTGAATATGAAAAGTGATAAAATCATGTTAGCTAGAGGAGAAGCTAATGCTAAGAGGTTTATAAACGATAATACTATTCGTGAAATGAAAGTCGGGAAAGATACGGCTACTTTTACTAATGGTATGGGTTTTAAAACAAACGTAACATTCAAGAATGGCGTGAATGCTAATCAGGCGGCTATTGATTATAAGAAAAATTTTAACAATGCGGTAGTAGACAGAGCTTCAGAAATTAAAAGAGGGGTAAGAAGAACTGCTGATAATATGACCTTTAAGCAAAAGTCTAGAAACGTATACGATTATTATCGTAAAAAATATAGATAAACGGAGGTAAATCCATATGGGCTTTAAAGACAGATTACAACACGGATGGAACGCCTTTATGAATAAAGATCCGACCGTGGAGTATAGAGATGCTGGTAATTCGTATTTTTATAGACCGGATCGTCCTCGATTCAGCAGAGGAAATGAAAAGTCAATCGTGAACTCTATCTATAATCGTATAGCTTTAGATGTCGCAGCGATTGATATTTTCCATTGTAAACTCGACGATGAAGGTAGATACATAGAAACTATCGATTCTGGCCTCAATAATTGCCTGAATATCGAGGCAAATATCGACCAGTCCGGTAGAGCTTTCAAACAGGATATTGTACAGACAATGTTTGATGAGGGCTGTATAGCTATCGTTCCGGTTGACACGACGCTGAATCCAAAAGTTACCGGATCTTACGATATCAACACTATGCGAGTTGGTACGATTACTCAATGGTATCCGAAACATGTAAAAGTAAAACTCTATAATGATCGAACCGGTAATAAAGAAGAAGTCATACTTCCTAAGAAAATGGTTGCTATTGTTGAGAATCCTTTATATGCGGTTATTAATGAGCCGAACTCTACCATGAAGCGTCTTATAAGAAAGTTAAATCTCTTAGACCAGATCGATGAACAAAGCGGTTCTGGAAAATTAGATTTAATCATTCAGTTACCTTACGTTATTAAGTCGGATGCTAGAAGACAGCAGGCGGACCAGAGGCGTAAGGATATTGAAATGCAATTATCGGGATCTAAGTATGGGATTGCCTATACGGATGGTACCGAACGTATAACACAGTTGAATCGTCCTGTCGAAAACAATCTATTGAAGCAGATTGAATACTTAACGAGCATGCTATACAGCCAGTTAGGAATCACTCAAGCGATCATGGATGGTACTGCCGATGAAAAGACGATGCTTAACTATTATAGTCGTACTATCGAACCGATAATTTCAGCTATTGTTGATGCTATGAAGAGAACGTTTCTCACGAAAACAGCTCGGTCACAGAAGCAATCAATTATGTTCTTCAGAGATCCGTTCAAACTTG